CTTCAACGTACTTATAAAGGCCCATTTAGTAGTAATGGCGGTAATATAGTTGCGGGGGCAAAACAAACGGTAGATATAGATTTAGTAATACCCAATTGGGATTTTGAAATAGGAGATTATTTTCAAATCGGAGCAGTAGCTGGACAAAATAACGATGACCAAAATCATGTATTAGAAGCAGTTCCGTCATATTGGGTAATTACAGATGCTAACAAAAATGTAGATGAATGGAATCAACCAATTAGCTAATGTTAACGCAATATAAAAATATCGAACAAATATTAAGTTCTAGAAAATCAATTTCTGCTACTAGAATAAAACAAACTAAACTTGATAATATAAATGTATCAACTTCTGTAAGATTCAATCCGAATATTGTTAATTCTACAATTGAATTTCATGTTTATTCAAATGAAACGTGGATTACAGGTAAACATAAAGTATCTGCATTACCACAAATACCAACATACAGAGATTCGGTTACTAACAATGAAATTACATTTCCTTCGACTCCGTGTGCTTTAGATATATACCAGTTATCAGAAGATTTAAAATTAAATGGAGGCACATATAGAATTGCAATTAATTTCTTTGAAAATTTAATTGGTAGCTATGAATATCAATATTTAAGAATTGATGAAATTTCTCCAGATCGTACGGAACTTCGATTAAAATTAACTGATAAATCTGAACAAAGTTTATTACAAATAAATAATTTTATACAAAATGTAAGACAAACATCAGGGTCTGGTAGATATTATGATTATTTATTAAACTTTAGTAGAAATCAATGCTTTTTATTTGTTAATAGTGTAGTAATTGGAGATTATTTATATGTTAAGTTAAATGATCCGATACCTCAAAATATAGAGCAAGATTTTAAATGTTGGATAGTTAAACAGCTCAAACCAACATATATCGATAATATTAATATTCCGATACAAATACAAGAACAACAAGTAAATCGATTATCAGGTCCCAATTGGCAAGCAAATTATTCATATAATACTACTACCGAAACTGGATTACAAAATTGGAATGATTTATTAGGTTCTTCTACATCTACATCACAACAAATTGTAGATCGTTTCTTTTCCGGAAGTTTATCTGGAATGAAACTAAATATAGATTATTCAGATTTTAATAATTTTGTATTTTATAGTTCTGCACAAGAACGATTAGTTAATTTTAAATATAAGTTAGAACTATTAGAATATTATACATCGCAAAGTTTAGCGTTAGAAAGTATATCTGGTAGTGTTGCTACTACGAATGCTCAAGATTATACTAATTTAAAAACTGCGTTAATTGGAGGCTTTGATAATTTTGAACAATACTTATATTACGAATCTTCATCTGCGTTAACTACATATGATATTCCTGTTATTAATGCAAATGTTCCTTCAGTGACAGGAAGTTATATTCAACCGATTCCAAAATCTAATTCTACAGTACCATACTCATTATATTCAATAACTTCTAGTCAATTTGAAACTTGGTTCGATGGAGTATATGAATCTGCATCGTTATATGATACAATCAATGATAATTCATTAATACGAACAGTACCAGAACATATACAATTGCAATCAGATAGTGCAGAATTAATAACGTTCGTTAACATGTTAGGTCATCATTACGATATACTTTATACGTATATAAATCATATGACCAAAATAAATAAACGTGAAGAAAATCCTAAATTAGGAATGCCTGACGAATTACTTTATTCTGTAGCAAAACAATTTGGATGGAATCTTACTAATGGTAATCAAGGACAAGAATTATGGAAATATGCTTTAGGAGTTTCTGAAGCAGGTGTTCCTATTACTGGATCTAATACAATAGGAGACCCTTCGGTATCCGGAGAAAAATCTACATATACTATATGGAGAAGAATTGTTAATAACTTGCCAATGTTATTAAAATCAAAAGGTACTAAACGAAGTGTACAAGCATTACTTTCTTGTTATGGTATTCCACAATCTTTAATTAGTATTAATGAATATGGTGGACCGAGATTAGATCGAGCTCCAATTTATGAAAAATTAAATTTTGATTATGCTTTAGATTTAATTAATAATCCTGCAGGAACAGTAACCGTTGATTATAATCAACCAATAAATTCAGTAGAACTTCGTTTTAGAACAGACGATGTTATAGCAAATCCATTGCTTCCTAGCACAATGAACTTATTTACCATTGGAACTAACACAGTAACATTAGATTATACTTCTGGAACTAAAGGGACTGTACAAATTAATGGAAATAGTAGTACAGATATAGAATTATTTGATGGAGGATGGCTAACTGTGTTACTATCTACAAAAGGATCTCTTTTAAATCTGGCCGTTGCAAAATCTAAATATGGAAAAATAGTAGCCAAAACTTCTGTAACAGATGTTGCTTCGTTTGCTAGTTCTGGTACATTAACATTAGGAGGAACAACGGGTGGCAGTAGATTACAAGGCCAACTTCAAGAATTAAGACTTTGGACTAGTAGCTTAGAAGAATCTGCATTTATTAATCACGTTAAAGCTCCTGCAGCATATAATGCTAGTGCGGATGCGTATGAAGAATTAGTATTTCGTTTACCATTAACTCAAAAAATAGATCATGCATTAACTTCTAGTTTATCAGGGGTTGAGCCTAATCCTTCTGGTATATCTGCATCATTTGCAAGTTGGACTAATGATATACCATATGATTCTATAGAAGAAACATATTATTATGATGGTATATCTTTAGCTGCAGGGACATTAGATGATAATAAAATACGATTAGAAGACAATGAATTAGTCGGAACATTAGATGTTAAAACTAGAGCCGAGCGAAGTCAATTTGATAAAGCTCCATTAGATAGTGCAAAATTAGGAGTATATTTTTCTCCTCAAACAATGATTAATGAAGATATTATTGCGCAATTAGGATTTACTGTGTTAGATGAGTATATAGGAGATCCGGGCGATGTTAATTCAAAAGCATATCCAGATTTAATTCAAAAGGCACAAGAATATTGGAAAAAATATTCACAAGCAAATGATATAAATTCTTACATAAGAATATTTTCTTTGTTTGATTTATCATTCTTTAAACAATTGGAACAACTTTTGCCTGCTCGAGCTAATAAATTAACAGGTTTATTGGTTCAGCCTAATATATTAGAACGAAGTAAAGATACAATTCTTCCTACGGTAGAGCGTTTTAATGACAGTTATAATGTTACTATAACAGAAACTCAGCCGACATCTTCTGCAGATTATTTGCAGTATTTAGGAGAAATTGACGGAAAGATTGTAGAACTAAATGCAATTGATGATGATCAATATCAAGCATATTTAACAGCTTCGACTGCAGATAAATATGATGGTACCACGTATTCATATGAGTATTTATTATTTTCTGGAAGTACGCCTATTACTGCGTCTACTCCATATTGGAGAAGTGAAGCAATATTCCCTAGTATATTGTCAGCAAGTTTATCAGAATTTAAACAAGTAACAGAAGTTGATGCTACTGTGTATGGAGGATATGCATATGGGAGCTCAGCTTATGGTGGGACAGCAAATGTAGTATACGTACAATATCAAGATTATCTTCCTAAAGGTATTGAAAATCAAAGATATAGCGGAGCTAAAATGACTAGTGCTAATTTTAATGTTGATTCGGTACAAACCGTTGACGGTGGGCCGGTTGTTGAAATTATACGTGCAAATCCAAATCAATTAAGATATACAAATAATCCAGGAACTCAAGGAAGTTTTATATTAACGTAAAATCTAGTTGAAATATATTTATTTAAAATAAAGGTAAATTAATATGGGATATTTAAATAATTCAAGTGTAACGGTTGATGCAATATTAACGTTAAAAGGACGAGAATTACTAGCAAAAGGTGGTGATGCTTTTAAGATCACACAATTTGCAGTTGGAGATGATGAAATAGATTATACATTATGGAATCCAGATCATCCATTAGGAACAAATTATTATGGTACTATTATAGAAAATATGCCAATTACCGAAGCAATTCCGGATGAGACACAAGCATTGAAATATAAATTGGTTTCGTTGCCAAAGCAAACAACAAATATACCAATTGTGTCGGTTGGAAACACATCAATAACTCTAGAAGGGCCTGGTGCTAGTTCTATAATTTTACCTAATACTGTTAATTTACAGGGAGGTAATGCAAATCTAGGATATACGGCAATATTGTCAGATTCATCGATTGCTAATATAACAGTTACTTCTCCTTTACAAAATTCAGTACTTCCTACAACCCCTAGATTTATTGGAGATAATGAAGATGCACAAAGTGTAGCAGTAGCAGGATTCGAATTTAAAGTTTCTGCTAAAACATTGATTACTGGTCAAAAAACTGGTACGATAACTATAGTTGCTAATGAAACGGGAGGTTCTGTTACAATTAATTTAACCGTAAAACAAGCCACTACAGCAACAGTAAATGGCGGATCATAAAAAGATAAGATATGAATAATATAATCAACCGAAGAAAAAATCTACAAAGATTAGGAGGAGTTCCAGATCTCAGAGGAAATTTACGTCCCGAAGTGTTAGGAGAGACAGACAGAACAACGCAATCTGAGATAGATACATCAACAGTAAATCAACAAGTACTTAATTTAGCACAACAATTAGCTGCTGAAATAGTTGCAAACCAACAAGCTAGTGCGTTACTAAATAGAAATGGTAGAGTATATACAAAGTTCGATACTGTAAATGATATTGTAGATAATCAAACCGAAACAGTAACACAAGGATTATGGTCTGATAATGTTGCTAGTTTAACTACATTTTTTACTTCGTCTGAACAGACTACATCGCAAAGAAGATATTATGTTGATACATATCATAAAACCCCTGCAGCAACAGGATCTGCAGTTCAATTTTCTTTAGCATTCGGTCATGCTCTAGGAAGCGGTTCTGATTCACAAGGTCAACTTAATGATTCTCCTTCCAAAGCAATATATTCACAATATCGACAACTTTTATTGAATCCTAATGACACTAGATTTACAACAGCAGGTTCTGGAAGTACTGATTATGTATATGTAGTTAATTTTAAACGTAATAGATTAAAAGAACGTTTAGATGCAGGTAATTTTGAATTACCACTTCGTTATATGTCTGCTTCATTAGATACAAATGCAACGGGTAGTAATGTAGATGTAAGTAGTAGTGTTGTATATACATTGATTGATGACTCTACATTAGCAGATCCAACTGTTGGAGATTCTGGAAAAATATATAATATCGTATCTGGGTCTATTAATGATGGAGTATATAATTCAACAGCTCCAGTTTATTGGGGTCTCGCTTATCCAGATCATGGAGTATTAGTATTAGATGGAAAAATGTTAGATCAACAACTTAATTTCCAGACTAATACAGGATCTAGCTCTGAGGGTAATAATCATTTCCGATTATTCCATTCAATATCTGGTTCTTCATTATTAACAAATCCAGCTACTAGTGACCCATATGGATTCTTAGCAAGAAATTCAGAAAAAATAACTAGTACACATTATTTCGTAAGAATTAAAAATGGAGAATATAACTTTTCAAATAATCCTTCTTATACTACCGGAAGTGATGGTTTAATTCAACAATCAACATTTATTAGCGATCCTAAAACATATATTACAACGGTTGGATTATACAATGATTCACAAGAATTATTAGCAGTAGCAAAATTATCTAAACCTTTATTAAAATCATTCCAGCGCGAAGCCTTAATAAGAGTTAAATTAGATTTCTAAAATTTAATTGCGTATTTTAACCTCGTTATATTTATATTAAATGTAGCGAGGTTTTACTATTATGTCTGAACCACATATTGATGATACAAATATTTATGAAGGATTATATCCGTCGGTATTTAAAAAAATAGATTCGTCGGATATTCAAATTAATCCATTTCAAGCATTTAAAACATTTACGGTTTTAAGTGGAAGTGCTACTAGTAGTATGTTGCCTTTGCAAGGAGTATATACTGATGTAAATTATTTACCTTTATTAGAAACAAATTTGATATATAATGATGCTGCAAATGTCGATGGTAGTTTGCAAAGTATTACATATTTTTCTATAAATCATTTATTCTATAAAAATAAAAAACAACCATATAATAATTTCGGACAGACGAACCTAAATTTTATTAAAAAACATTTGTATGAAACTGCTAGCATATTTTCATTTCCGCAACTTAAAATAGGGGAAGGAATAAAGCCAGCATCATTTACTTTGAATACTTCTACGCCGTCTATTTTAAGATGTGAATCTGATCGTTATGGTAACATAATTGATTCTTTGTTTGATACTAGTTCTATTATAAGCGATGTTAAATTTTACGAAGGATTCAATGAATATTTTGATACTAGTAGAATTGAATATGAATCAAATAATGTTACATATGTCGACGGAATTGCAGCATCTAATGGCTCCACATTACCAATGGGATTGTCCGCATACTTTACGGGAAGTTCGTATATTACAACTTCGTTACCAGGTGCTTATAATCGTGATGAAAATTATGCTATATCGTTTTATATTTCGGGCTCAAATAATTCTACAGATAATCAATTGATATTAGCAAAAGCATCTAGTTCAATTTCTGCACAATATCCATTTCAGATAGAATTAAGCGGTAGCAATCAAATAGTTTTTTCCGTAGCTGGAACGAATGAATATGCTATGCAAATAACTTCTTCAACAGCTGTTGATAGTAGATTTGTTCATGTAGTTTGTGAAAAATCTGGAAGCAGTTTAAATATGTATATTGGTGGTACACTACATGCTTCACAATCAAACCCTGATTTATTAACTGCACAATGTTCTCCAGTTACAGCATCAGATGCTAGAATCGATAATCTAGATAATTTATATATAGGAGGATTCGGCTCAAATTCTTCTAATTTACATGGTTACTTAGATGAAATTAGAATTTATAATAAATCATTAACTCCAACCGAAGTTGGATATTTAAGCGATGATACCGAAGGTGGAGCTTGGATGCAGACTAATGTTGTTGGAAATGTTTTTGAAAAACAAGGTATTGCAGTAATATCTACTGTAGATTATCGTTATCACGGAATGATCAACTTTCCATATACGGCTTCATATAAAAGTACAATAACTACGTATGAATTAGGAGTAACTACTAGAATTGATCAGGGTGACTTTAATATGTCTACTAATTTATCTTTAACAAAAGATGACAATAGCACATATCGATGTTTTGTTTCTGGAAGTGATTTTGCCCCATATATAACTACTGTAGGTTTATATAATGATGCTGGACAATTATTAGCAATAGGAAAATTAGCACAGCCAATTCGAAAGCGTATAGATGTAGATATGAATTTTTTAATTAAAGTAGATTTAGATAAAAAGGTATTCAAATGATACGACTCAAAAATATATTGACAGAATTAAAACAAGAAGACGTATCTAGATTATTAGATAAAATTAAAA